AGTCCTGAGTGCGGTCCGGCGCGTAGCGGGCCACCTCGCCGGCCATGCGGATGTCGCCGGGGAACGCGATCCGGATCGGGGTGTTCTGCCCCGCCAGGCCGTAGAGCGGCGACATCGGGTTGCGCGGGTTGTGGATGCTGGCGCGGTCGTCGATGGTCAGCGAGGCTGCGGACGGAGTGCCGTCGGCGCTGCGGGTTATCGTGATCGGGTTGCGGGTGTAGACCGGGATCCTGTTCCACACCCCGCCGTAGAACAGCTCGACGGTGACGTCCTGCCTAGGCATGGCTAGCCACCTTGCCGTCGATGACCAGCAGGGTCAGCGCCTTCTTGCGGATCAGCTCGGCGACCACCTCGGCCATCGCCCGCTCGACGGTCGTGCCGCCGCCGGACGCCTGCACGGTCAGCACGCCGCCGCCACCGGACGACCCGCCGTTACCGCCGGTGACCCGCTCGCCGGCCTTGAGCACGGCCAGGAACTCGCCGCCCAGCGCGCCGCTGGCGATGCCGCCGGTGTGGAACTCGGGCAAGCGTGGCGCGCTGATCGAGTTGCCACCGACGAACGGCACCCAGCCGGGCACAGTCCACGACAAGCTGCCGACCGTGTTATTCCACGCCCGCGCCACGGCGTTGAACGCCGACCGGAACGGGGAGCTGATCAGGTTGCCGACCCGCCCGAACGCCGAACCGATCTTGCCGGGCAGGCCGCTCAACCAGTTCCACACGTTGACGGCCGCGGCCTTGATCGCGCCCCACGCCACCTTCCACGCGGTCTGAAACCAGGTGGTCTTGGTGGCGATCAGGATGATCACGCCGACGAGGGCCACGATGCCGAGGATGATCAACCCGATGGGGTTGGCGGACAGGGCCACATTGAGCAGCCATTGCGCGGCGGTCCACACGCCGGTTTTGATCGCGATCGCGGTGGTGGCGATGCCGTGCACGGTGGCGGACGCGGCGCTCTTGAGGTGCCCCGCGCTCAGCGCGGTGTTGGCCAGGATCGCCAGGTCCATGACGCCCGTGAAGCCCATCACGACGGTGCCGACGGTCTCCATCTGTTCGCCGAACTTGCCGATCCCGCTGTCCTCACCGAACGCCGCGGTCAGCGCGCCACCGACGTCGCCGATACCGCCGGACAGCATCGAGCTCGCGCCGCTGGCCCGGTCGAGCCCCTCGCCCAGCTTGCCCGCCTCGCGGCCCAGGCCGGCGAACGCTTCTTCGCTGTCGCCGATCGTGGACGGTAGCCTGCCGACCTTGCCGTCGAGCGACGTGGCCGCGGTGCCGAGCCGACCGAACGCGCCTTCGAGATCCTTGCTGTCGCCAGCGAAGGTCATCTTGATTTCGTTGGCCACGGTCAGCTCACCTCCAACCCGGCGGACTGCGCGACGCCGGCGAGCGCGCGCTCGAGCGCGGCCTGAACCTCAGGCCGCTTGTCGGCAAAGCTCTTCCACACGTACCGGCCGTCGGTGTAGAACGGGCGGCGGGCGGGGCGGTTGTTCGGGCCGGCGCCGCCGAAGTCGAGCCACGGGAAGTAGGGCGCGCGCTTGCCGCCGGCGGAGATCCGCACGGCGGTCCGGGTGGACTTGGCTTTCAGCGAGCGGGCCGCGCGCCCCGTGCGGGTCGGGATGCGCGGTCGAGCGTCATCGATCACGATGTTCGCGACGCCGTTGAACGCGATCCGCAGACCCTTGGGCAGGTCAGCGTCCATCTTCTTGAGGCCCTTGGCGAACTGCGCGAGGCCATCGATGGTGATGGTGTCCTTACCCACGTCAGCCTCCCCTCAGCTTCGACAGCTCCAGACGCTGTGCCTCTCGCGCGTAATACATCGACCAATGCAGGAACTCGTGCTGGCCCATCCGCTCGCGCATCTCGGCCACGGTCATGCCGCCGAGCTTCTCGGTCAGAAAGAACTCGAACTCAAGACCCGGCGTCGACTGGAGCGCTTTTGAACGCCGCCTTGTCGGCTCCGTCCTCCATGCCGGACAGGCGTTGAATCACGCGGGTCAACGGTTCAAGCTCGCCGGCCGGCGAGGCCTCCTGCCAACGCTTGACCTCATCCTCGGTCAGCGGCGGGTCGATCATGGCGAGCGCGACCATGGCCCGCTCGACGGCGCCGACACCGCTCGCGCTCTGCGTGCGCAGCGCCTCGCCGCGGGACAGCGCCCGCACCCGCACGGTGCCGACGCCCGGGATCTCGACGTCTTCCTCCGGTAGGCGCGGCGTGAATAGCAGCCCCTTGTCCATAATGGACTCCCCCCTCATCCGATCGGATACAGCTTGTAGGTCACGGTCGTGATCTGGGTGTGCGTGATGGTCACGTTCCCGGTGGCCAGAGCCGCCTGCTTGCGGTCGATCTTGAAGACTTTGCTCGTGCCGTTGGTGACCGTCGGCGCGTTGGCCGCGGCTGCCGCGCCGGTCGGGGTGAGGCTGGCATCCGAGATCGACATGACGTCGGGCGACGCGTTGCCGTTGATGATCTCCAAGATCGCGCCGAACGGGCCCATCACCGAAACGTTGATCGTGTCGGACGCGGCCACCGCGGCGCCCGCGGACGTGGCCCCCGCCATGGTGGGTGTAGTCGCTGCCAATGCACCCATCGCGAATCCCCTATGCCTGAGGTGTGGAGTTGACGGCGTCGGACGGCTGCAGCTCGGCGGACCAGGCGACCATGCCCGCCACCGGGTTGGTCTCGACGTACTTCTCAACCAGCACGCTGACCGAGTCCTGAGGCTTGCCTGAGCCGGTGCCCTCCGGCCGGCGGATCAGTGTGACCACCGTGCCGACGAGTGGCTCGATGGTGGCGCGGGGGCCGGCCACGCCGTTGTCATAGGTCCCGGACATCGACGCCTTGCCGTCGCCCAGGCCGCCCTGGTAAACGTGATCATCCTTGCCGTAGGTGGTCACGTCGTGCTTGTCGGCGTTGCGCTCCAACTCGCTGGCGTCAGTGAACGTCGAGAGGTTCACGGCGTTGAGCGAGATGAAGGTTCCCTTGCCGTGGATGAACATGTCACGCGCTCCCTTGTCCAGCGATCTCCACTGTGAACAGTGCCGCCATGTAGTCGATGTTGCCGATCCTCACCACGTCGAACTCGGCGCCGGCGACGCGGATGCTGTCGAACGCGGTGTAGGTGCCGGACTCCAGCACGGCCTTGAACGAGCGCGCGCCCGACCCGTTGACGTACTCCGCGAGGCGGTCACGCCCGCTGCGGTCGGTCGGCTTGCCCTCCACCATCACGACGGGCAGGACCATCGTGTCCATGCCGCGGCCGTACGTGGCGTCGAAGTCGTACGACTCGGGGAACGAGACGATCGCGGCCGGCGGCGTGACCTTGCCCGGTGGGTGGCGGTGCACGCGGAGATCGGGGATCGTGTCGAGCCGATCGCCGATGGCGTCCATAACGTCTGCGAGGTTCATGCCGCCCGCCTCGGACGGCCGAGGCCGCGCAGCGACACGGCCACATCGGGATCAAGCTTGGAGAGCAGGCGCATCTCGCTGCCGTCGTCGGGTGAACCGGCGACGCCGTACGGGGAGTCCCGCCGGGCGGCGAACCGCGAGGCTTGCAGGTGCGTGCCGAGAACCACCGGCCGGGGGAACGCCGTCCAGCCCCAGAGCGCCGTGAGCAGCATTTCGTGGTCACACCCTGTCGGCTGCACCGCCGAGCTTCGGCGGACCGTCAGCGACGTGTACACGCCGCCCTTCTCTACGGCGTCGACCGGTTCGAGGGTGTAGTCGGCGGCGTCGATCGTGCCGACGTCCTCCACCACGACCGCGAGCCCCGTCGGGTCCTGCAGGTCGTCGATGTCGACGGTCCACACGCCGCGCTCGTAGTCGTAGGTCGGGGTGTAGCGCCACTGTGCCGCCACGGCCAACTGGCCGAACTGACGGTTCGTGTGATCGTCGATGGCGCGGGAGGCGGTGGCGACGTACAACGCGATCTCAGCGTCGTCGAGAGTGTCGTCGATCTTCGCCCAGTCCTTCGCGTCCTGCTCGTCGATGTAGTCAGGCTTCCACGGCATGTCGCTCACCTCCTTCCGTGCGGGTCGTCGGGTTGTGCGTGGGTCAGGGTGTCTGGAAAGTGAGCGGCGGCCAGTAGACGGCGTGGCCGCCCGCGGCCGGCCGGCGTGCGGATTCTTCGTCGGCGCACAGGGCCACGGAGGTCCGCCAGAGGATGCCTTCGCCGTCCAGCAACACGCGAACGTTGACCAGCACGTCGGACCAGACGCGCGTGATGATGGCCGGCGCCACGTCGGAACCGTTGTTCTCGGCGGGGTTGACCCGCGCTAGGACAACGCGGCCGAGGCTGGGCTTCACGGGGTTTCCTTCACTGGCGGGACGCGCGGGCAGACCACGTCAACGTCGGCCGGCTTGTCGGTCCCGCGGTCGAACGCGGTCACCGCGCCGTCGTCGCCGACGCGAAGCTCGTACCCGCTACCGGGATCGGTCACCTTGCGCAGGCGCGCCAGGTCGTCGTACGTACCCTGCGAGACGACAATGCGCTGACGCTTGTCGGGCGTCGCCTTGACGGGTGCCGGCGGCGTGCCAGTGAGAGCGGCCGTGTCCTGCGTGGTCACCCCGGGTGGGCCCGGCTTGGGGTTGGGAGTCGGCACGTCGTGTCCTTTCGTCGAGCGGCTACCGGGTGGCTGCGCGAGAGGGGCTCCGGGGGGATGACCCCTCTCGCGCAGAGTCTTACGACGCCGACGGGTCGTAGATGATCTCGCGGACGCCGGTCAGGTCCGTGTTCGCCAGCGCCTTGTAACCCCAGATCGCGACGTCCACGTGGGACACCCGGTACTCGAACTGGAGACGCTGCGGGGCGGACGCCCAACCGTGCACGTCGTTGCGGTCGAACAGGTACGACGACGCGGGCACGATGCCGGTTGCCGCGAGCGCCCACGCCGGACGACCGCGCAGGCCGGCCACGTTGATGTCGGCGTACAGCTCCGACACCTGGCCGTTGGCGTTGACCGGGCCGAGCAACGGCAGCAGTGCCTTACCGTCGTTGTCCTTAGCCGCGACCAGCATCTTGTACAGGTCGACCTGCAAGAAGAAGTCCCGCATCCGCATGCCGCCACGGATGAACTGGAGCGCCGCAATCGCGGCGTTCAGCTCACCGACCTGGACCTGACCGTTGGTGGCGACGGCCGTGAGCGTGATGCCGGTCGGGGTCAGCGCGTCGAGCATGACGACCGCGGACGCTTCGAGCGACTCGAACCACGCTCGCAGCATCTGGCGCCAGATGATCCCGGAAAGCTGCGGGTTGCCACCGGCGTCCCACGCCTCGCGGGTGATGTCGACCTTGCCCGAGTTGGCGGACGGGGTGATCGTCTGCGCGGTCGCGGTGAACGTGCCCGTCGTGGGCTCCACGCCCTCCACGTGCGCGGCCACCATGCCGGTGGACGTGCCGAACTTCGGCAGCACGAACGGCACCTGATCCGCCAGGGTGCCCTTGTTGATGGCATCCCAGATCGGGTAACTGAATTCCTGCTGATCGACGTACAGATCGGGCCGGTTGCGGTTCGGGTTGAGCCCGGCCACGTCGGTCGTGTCGGTGCCGACCGCGAACTCCCGTGCGGCCTCCGTGTTCGTGAACAGGTGCGCCTGTGCAAGCAGGAACTTCTGCGCCCGGTTCATCGCCTCGCCGTCGCCCGCGGCGCCGGAAACGAGGTCGGTGGAGAAGTCGTACTGCACGCCCCTGGTGAGGTTGCCCTGACGATCGAACCGGTACGGCAGGGGCTCCTTCGTGGCGGTCACGGCCACCTTGCGGCGGGTCGGGTCCACGGCGGTGGGCTTGTCGGCCGCGGCCGGCGCGGGCGCCGGGGTGAGCTGCGGGACGCCCAGCAGGGTACCCAGTCCGCCACTGCTGATCAGCGCCTGGACCTGTTCGGCGGAGAGCGTGAGCCCACCGGCCGGGGTCGGGGTGGCCGGAGCGGCGGCGGCCTGCTGCGCGGCCACGAGCGACTGGATCGCGCCGGGCTGCGAGAGCAGGGTGGTCAGTTGGTCGGCGGACAGCGTCAGGCCGGCGGGTGCCGGCGGCGTGTTGGCCGGGGGAGCAGTGGGGCAGGCCACGCCGTCGGCGTGTACCTGACCGCACGTGGCGCATTCCACTGTGGAGCCTCCTTGATTGGTGCGGCTCGCGGCCACTTTGGTCACGCGAGCGTCGTCGAATGCGGGCATCGGGGTTAGCGACACCTCGCGCAGATCGGCGCGGTGCACGTTCATCACGCCGTCGTCATTCATCACGGCGTCGGAGGCTTCGAAGTAAGCGCCGACCGACAGCCCGTCAAGCACACCGTCCTCAGCGAGCGCCAGGGCTTCATCGCCGGCCGCGCCGCGGGCCACCCTGAACCGCACGCGCAGGCCCGCGGCCGTGTCCGTCAGGTTGGTGGCTACGCCGATCGGCGCGCCCATGTCGTGATCGCGCAGCAACTTGACGCGGTTGACGCTGTTCCACTTGAGCGACCCGCGAAGAAACGCGAACTTGAGTCCGTACTTCGACACGGTCACGCCGTACGGCAGCGCGAGACCCTCGATGATCCGGCGCTTGGTGTCCACCGCGAAGTGCTGCACGGGCACGTCGGCGAAGTGCAGCTTGCCGTCTTCGTCGTCGCTCAGGCGTAGGCCATCCCTGCGAAGCTGAACTCGCATGGCGGCGAGCGACGCGTCCACGGTCGCCTCGTCCACGATGGGCTCCTCGTTCGGATCGGTTGCCGGCGGCGGCACAGGCGGGGTGGGCGGCGCCGGCTTCTCGAAGTCGGGCGGCAACGGGGGCTCGCCTTCTTCGCGCAGGATGCCGGCGGCATCGATCACGCCGAGTTCCTTGCGCGCCTTGTATACGGCCCACCGCTCGGTCGGGTTGGACTTGAGGTAGTTGTTCAGGTCGAACTCGACGCGGTGACCGCGGCGGGTCACGTCGCCCATGCTCAGGCGCTGCGAGATCGCGAGCATGAACGACGACAGAACGTCGTTGATCTTGTCGCGGCGCCGGTCGATCACATTGGCGTAGGTGCGCGACGTGGTGCTAACGCCCAGCTCTTCCGGGTCCACCCCGATCGCGTTCGCGATGTCGAGCGCGGCGCGCGCCTGTAGCTCGACAAGCTGAAGTTGCTGCGGGTTGGGCGCGTCGACAGCCTCGTACTTCATGGAACGCGGGAGCCACACCGTGGACCGTTTGCGCCGCGCCGTCTTCCACCTGGCGAGGATCTTGAGGACCTCGTCATCGTTGACTTCTTCCGCGCCATCCGCCGGGGCAAGAATGTCCTGTGGCCGGGGGTCGTCGGCGTACATCGCCGCGGCGCGGTCGAGCGAGAGCGCCCGGCGGACCGCGGTGGCGCCGGCCACCAGCACGGCGGGGTTGGCGGAGTCGAACCGGATCACCCGGCTGGCCGGGACCTCGGTGCCGTCGACCCACACCGTGGGCCCGTTGCGGGCGTAGCCGGCGGGCAATGGGTTGAGTGACCGGCCGTCGGTGGGTGGGTCGATGGTGACCATGTCCGTATCGACGTGACGCGCGCTGACGGGGTAGTTCTGCCCGTCGGTGGCCAGGATCTCCCACCACGAGATGCCCTCGAACAGAAGATCTTCGAGCGTCATCGCCATGGTTACGACGTTGGCGACGTCAGGGTCGATCTGATCAAGCAAGGGCGAGCGGACCGGGGTGTTGTCGGCGCGGCGCTGCACGAGCGGCAAGGTGGACACGCTGCAGATCAGGTTGCGGCCGCGCTGCACGGCGGGAACGGTGAGCGCCCGCTCACGGCTGACGCTGCCCGTGCCGCGGCCGGACATCTCCCAGATGACCTGATCGATCGGGCGGGGAGCGCTCTCGGAGAATCGGTGGGTGGACACGCCGAGGAACGAACCGACGCGCCGCCAGACTCCCACGTACCGGATGGTACATCAGGTCGTGACCAATCCAGTTACGTCCCGACTAGACCTAGTTGCTCAGCGACTAGGAACGTGGGAGGATGGCGTGGTAGTGCACTGGCCCCCGGCGGGGGATGCCTCGGACAGGAGCGGGAGTGAACCGCGCCGAGGATGCAACTCCCCCGCCGGTTCACTCGGCGACTAGCAGGCGCGGCCGGCCGACGGGCGGCGGCAGGGTGCGGGCCAGGTGAACGGCTCCGGCCGCGGCGTACGCGGCGTCGCAGTGCCCACCCTTGCGCGAGAAGATCCACAGACCGCCGGTCTTGTAGAACTTCTCGGCGCCGGCCACGTGGGCATCCTGTAGAGGGTCGCCGGAGTGCACGATCTGTCCTGCTCTCACCTGTTCCGCGAACCCCATGCAGACGGCCGGGGTGTCGCCCTTGATCTCCTCCACCGCCACGCCGGCCAGGGGCCACCCCTTGCGGGTCGTGCGCAGCAGCGCCGCGTACGCGACGGCCGGGCCGTTCGGGAACCAGCCGAACGCCTGTGGCCTAACCCGGGCCACCTTGCCTGCCAGCTCTCGGCGCATCACGCGCATGTCGTCCCACGAGGCGACGGGCTCGACGCGGGCGCGGCCGTCCGGCAGCACGGCGGCAGCGGTCAGCGTGGCGTGCCGCTCGTCCGGCGCCACGTCGAGCACGAGCGCCACCCGCGACCGCACCGCGGTCAGGTCGCCGAGCTCAAGCCCGGCAAGCCACGCGTCCGGGTCGATCGCCGGGTCGAGTTGCCGCACCCGCTGGCACATGACCTCCGTGCGGAAGCCCGCCAGGTCCTCGCCACCCGCGGCCTTCGCCGTGGCCGCCGGGCCCAGCAGATCATCCCAGTGCAGCCGACGGCCGGCATTCGGGTTGGCCGCGGCGAGCGCGTGCACGTCCTCCGGGTCGGCGCCGTCCGGGGCGGACCACTCGATCAGCCCGACGCGCCGGTCGCCGACGCCAGTCTCGATGAACTTCAGCGCGCTCTCGCGCAGGCTGTCGAGCACAACGGCGGAGTCGCCGCCCTGGTTGGTGATGCACACCGTCTGCGATCCCGGTACGGCGTTCTGCGCGTAGGTGGCCGCGTCCCACGTCTCACGGTTGGTGTGCTCGCGCAACTCGTCGCACAACCACCGGGTCAGCGTCATCGAGCGACCGGCGCGCCCGTTGTTCGCCGCGAACGTGAACTGCACGGGGTCGCCGTCGACCAACACCGCGCTGTCGAGCGTGGTCAGCATCTCTTCGGAGATCGTCAAGCGGATAGCGTCCGGACCCAGGCGCCGCGACAGCCACTCATTCCCCTTGGCCAGAGCGCACACCTGGTGCCAGAACTTCTTGGCGTAACTGCGGTCGGTGCTCGTATTGAGCACGGAACCGACGCGCTCGACGAACAACCAGTACAGAACAAGGATCTTGGCGAGGGTGGTCTTGCCGTTCTGCCGCGCCACCAGGATCAGGATCGTGGCGAACCGCGGCCGGCCGTCGGGCAGTAGCTCGCCCAGGTGGATGGCCGCGTACGCCTCCCACGGGTCCAGCGGGATGCCGATGACGTCGCGGCCAAACTTGATCACGCCGTAGCCGTAGCTGGTCTCGGGCGTCAGCGCGCACCCGCACCCGCAGGGCCCAGGCGGACCAGTGACCAGCGGCGGCGTGACGATCCGCGGCAGGGTGCTACCCAGAACCTCGCTTGCGTCGCTGCTCGCCAACCTCATCCCGGAGTCCGTCGAGTGGGTTGACTGGAGTGGTGCCGGCGCCGCCATCGGTTGATCCCTTCGTCGCTGCCTTGCGTGCCGCGGGCGTCAACCCCAGCGCGGCGAGTGCGGCCAGCAGCTTGGGCCCCAGGTCGGACGCCACGCTGTGTTGCGCGAGCGCGTCGCGCACCTTGTCGAGCGCCTCGCCACTGCCGCCCGGGCCAGCGGCGTACGGGTCGTCTTCGACCACGGCAGCCAGCCTGGCCAGATCCTTGCGGTACTTCGCGGCGGGCGCGGCGTCATCGATCAGGCGGGCGTAATGCCTGGCCAGCGCGACGGCGCCAGCGTCCTGCCTATCGGGGGCCGCCTTGTCCAGCGCGGACGATACCGCCCGTAACATCGGTCCCGGTGGATTCGTCACGCTAGGTCACCCTTCACGGAGAGTAGCGACGGCTCGGCCGGACCCGCTGGGAGAGCGCGATCCGAAGAGAAAAAAGGGACAG